CAGCCTTTGCTGCAGAGAGGGGAGCCAAGGCAAGAGCGCCAGCGGCTGCACCAAAAACAATTCGCTTGATCATTTGAATGTTGATTAGCGTTTTTCGAGCCCACCTTACAGGCTTTAGGCAAAAGTGCCGATGCCGCGTCAGCCATTGCGTTTAGTGGTTACCCCACCCAATTCGCATATTTGATATGCAAACCGGTGTATAAGCCGTGCATTGCGTGACCAGGATTGTCGCGGCCATCGTGCATGTAAAGGGCTTCAATCCACCGCACACGATTACGCATGGCCACAACATCCTCAGCCCCAGGCTTACAGGGAATCATCGGGTCAGGTCGAGTCATCAGCTAGAAGCCATCAAGCCATGAGCAGACGCAAAGGCTAGAAGCGCCTCAACTTTTGCCTCAAGAGTCACGCAATACTGCAACAACTCCGCGTTTGTTGGAGCGGTCGCGTCCGCGATTGTGTTTGTGTCATTAGCAGCAGGCAACGCTCCAGATGATGCAGTTGTCGTGATGTCTGCAACGTGAGCTGACTGAGCAGCAGCAGTGGCACCAAAGAAGCCAATTGTGTTGGCGTTGATCTCCAACTGGGTCGTCAGCGTTCCAGCGGTTTGAACCTGTAGGCGCAAACGCCCGTCCTCTGTTTCATCGCTTGCGTCGGCAATGCTGCCTTGAATAGCGGCGTAGTCGAGTTCTTGCGGTGTCCCGTTGTCGTTCTTGCCCCTGATAAAAACAGTGCTCAGAACGTCGTCGTCTTGCCCCGCTCCAGATGCACCCCGGCGGTGAAACAACGTAATGTCAGCCGCTGATGAAGGGTCATTAGCAGATGACTCAATCATCAACTGCGTTGACGCAATCGTGTTCAGCAAATGCAGCGGGAAGCTTGGCGCTGTGTGATTGACTCCAATATTTGCGCCAGACAGGCGAATTTTTGAAGCTAGTGTCCCTGACGCGGAAGACATCAGATCAAGGAAGCCGTCCTCTGATCCGTTTGTCGTGGTGACAATTCCACCGGCCACGCTGGCATAGCCGTGGGTATTGCCTGCAGAATCATTGCCGCGAAACTCAATGTTGCCCAGGTTGTCGCTAGCAGCAGGTGATGCGCTGTTTCGATACAGCACAACGTCAGGAGCAGTGTCTAGCCCTGCATCGCTGTTTTCGATAATGACCTGATCAGTCGTGTCAGTGCTGAACAGATGCAACTGAGCAGCAGCCGTTCCAGTGCCTAGCTGAAACCCTGCAGTCGTGAACTTACCTGTGAAGGTTGAGTTATTGCTGAATGCAACCTCATTAGCGGCAGTTCGGAAAATTCCTGAGGTCCCGGTGTCGCTTAAGAAGCCGATTGATGGTGCGCCAACACTGCCATCTGCCAAAGTGCGGAACAGCGTGCCAAACGTGATTGACTTGTTTTTGTTGGCGTTGGCCGCTTCAGATACATCCACAACAGGGAATAAGTCCCCGGTTGCAGGTGACGTCAGCGCCGTGAGGGCTGTGATTTTCCGATCGGCCATTAGTTAGTCCAGGGCACGCCGTTGATTTTGCTTGGTGTGATCAGCTCTTGAATGCGAGCATCAAGTGCAGACTCAATCTCTTTGACTTTATCGGAGCCGCCAAGCTTGGCTTTGACCCAGTCCACAACTTGACTTTCGGTAAGATCAGCAAATGGGATCAGAGTTTGAGGGCGTTCTAGGCCGATGCTTCCGTAGGCCCCTGAGTTGTAAGGGTTGCCTTCTGAATCAAGTTGATCGCTGATTGCACTGACGCTGTAATGCGCGGTAAACACGAAACCATCAGAGGCTTCACGTTCCAGTGAGTTAATTTTCCAAACGATGGTGTTAGCCATGATGAAGTGAAGTCAGAGGAAGTTTAGACCGATCAGCAAGCCATTAGCACACAAGGCACGCAATAGCTGCCGTCTGAGTAAGTAGTAGAGACCGTGTTGCTAGTTACCTTTGCAATCGTCTTGGAGCGCACGATGTCATCATCTTGAGGCTTAGCCGTTCCATCACCAGCAGACATCAGCAAATCACCGCGCTCAACTGTTGTTCCTTTTGCAATACGGATAACAAAGTCACCCGTCATCGCGCAGTAGAAATCGTTGGTATAAGTGTCATCGTCATCGTCCCAAGCTTGGAAGACGCCAGAAACGTTTTTGTCACCTTCGGTATCGCTTACTTTCATACGGTTGAGCTGCTCGTTGTTTTCCGTACCAGCAACAACAGCAGGTGTTTTTACATCACCAACGCTGGCACCTTCAGGAAGCTGGTCATCTTCGGTATAAAGCACAGCGTCTTGAGCTGCATAAGCCCATTCACACATCTCATCAAGGTTGCTTAATACAGAGCCACGAAGAATTTCAACACGTTCTTTATTTTCAGGGAGTTGTGACCAACGCGAAAGGTGAGCACCGTTATAGGAAACAGTAGAACCAGAAACTGAAATGCTGCCTTCTTTCGCATCTTGTGCATAAATTTCTACAATATCTCCATCGCTAGCTCTCCTGTTTAACCACAAACAAGCATTGCCCTCAACAACATGAAAAGCCCTGCCATCTTGACTTAAAATTGTACCTTTCTCTGAGAAAGAATCAGATGTTTGGCCGACAAGAATTGCTCCGTCATTTTTTATCCTCATCCGCTCCGTAGTGCCCGTTCCTCCGGAGTTTGTAGAAAATATGAGCCTTCCCGGCATGTCTCCACTCCCAGGAGTGCCGTCAATTTGAGCTTCAATATCAGCAGCACTCACCATCTTGCTGCCATCTGAACCTTGAAAAGCAATCTCCCCTATTTTGTCGTTGTCTTGGACAACAACATTTGAACCTGCAGAAGTTCCACGCGATTTGCTTAGAGCAAAACCTGCGGGGTTGTCATCATTTGAATTACGAACAATATTTGCAAAAGCTGTAACAAAGCTGGTGCCTTCAATCTGAAACTGTGCAGCCACACCACTTGCGTTGTTGAAGTTTGCGTCTCTAGAACTAGACGTTCCCACGAGAAGCCTGCCCGAAGAGTCCAGCCTCATCCGCTCGGCGGCGGATGTTGAGCCTGAGGCAGTTGTGCTGAATCGAAGGTTGCCCAGAGTGCTTGATGATGAAACTGTTCCATCAGACCCGGCGATAATCGATGCGTAATGCTTTGCATAGTCGCTGCCAGTTGCAAATTGAATAATCCCAATCGTGCCGGAAGGTGTTGCGCCAGCCCTCGTCAGCGCAATCATTGCTCCATCATTTACGTCTGTCGCTCTACCTTGAAACGCTGCAATCGGTTCACTGCTGCCGCTTGCCGTGCCGACTAACAACCGCCCCGAGCTATCAACTCGGATCGCCTCAGAGCCTGCAGTCTCTACCGCGAAAGTGTCTGCAGCAGGAAAGCGGATTGCTGTATTTGTGTCGCCAGAGTGAATAATTTTGTCGGTGAGAGTTACATCCCCGTTAATGCTTACAGCATCGTTTCCCGCATCAACAAAGAACAGGTTTGCCTCAGTGTCGCCCTCGACCCGGAAATCAATATCGTTGCCGCCATCATTGAAAACAACCTCAGTCGTTCCAAACTCAACACGCTCAATGCCATTCGTAGCAACGGCGAGTTGGTTTGCCGCAGGGCGGAAAAAGCCAGTGTCTAAGTCGCTTGCAAACGCCAAGCCAGGAGAACCGACAGTGCCGTTTTCCATCAGCATTGTGCCGTCAAGCTCTTGTATAACGACCCAGTCATCATTCGCCGCGTTACGCAGCTTCAGTTGACTTGCGTTTGTATCGGCCCACCACTGAAAGGCATACGTTGTTCCAGGCTCTGACGAACCGCTGTTATTGCTGACAATCGCCGCCAGCGCATTGTTCAGGTCAGCTCTTACAGCAGCCCCTGAAGCGTTTGCGATCACATAATCATGCGTGGCCATAATTAAGACTGCTGGGTGCCAAAGCCAGAGGCCTGATACTGGAACTGACGATCGATAGCAGCGTTTGAGCTGTTACGGAAAGTGATCGTAAACCCAGTACGCGCCTCTGAAGTGACCTCATAGTAATCCCCCGAAGCAAGGTTGTAAGCCGTAATGCCAATGCTTGGCGTTTGATAGAAAGCATTGTCGAACGTCACCGCTTTTGCACCCGCTCCAGATGAAATGGTGGCGCTGCCTTCCGTTCGCCTCTCCAGCTGCATCGTGAAACCCAGCTCATCGACAAGGGGCGTCTGGTCAACATGACCCGAAGTTAACTCTGCCTTGAACTGGAACTGTCTTCCCGCATAAGAACCCGACTCCATAGGAATCCATTCGCCAAAGTCAATATCAGATTCAAGTTGAATTTTGTCGTCGTCTTCGGTCAAGAAAAAGTCGCCGTCTTCCAGTAAAAGCTCAACGTCAGTTGTTGCTGCATCACTAGTTCTCAGATAAAGCTGAGCGCTTGTTTCGTCAGGGATAAGCCCATCACAGTCCGACCAGCGATCGATATTTTCAGCTCGGTCATCAAAAGTGTCGGAAGGGTAAAGTCCACGCGACTTAAGCCGACGATTAAAAACAACGCTAAATTTAGCGCCTAAATCTAAGATACTGTTGAAATAATATTCCCCAGACAGAAGCCGAGTTCCAAAGAAATCAAAATCTGGTATGTCGTCAAAATCGGTTTTAGAATCTAATTTTTCATCCCCATCTAAAACGAGTCCATCAAACTCTGCATTGTATAAAACTTGATCCTTTTGTCCTTGAAACTCTGGGCTATCCAAATCCTCTCGCCTAGTTACAATCGTCAACCTTGGGAGTTGATCAGGCAAATCAATAACGGCGCTTTTCGCGTTACTGCTGCGCTGCCCTGTTTCGTCCTCAAACTTAATTAGATACTCACCTTCTAGTATCGGCAAAACCGCTTGACTGTTTGTTGCTTGAATCTTTGCCATCTCCACGCTGTTTGGCCAAGTGCCTGAGCCGTCAGTGATAGGCGTGTGCCGGATAATTGCGATGAACTTTGATTCGTCTAGCGACGTTACAGGTATTTTCCATTTAAGAAGAACTTGATTGGTGCCTGTCGGTTGGATTGTTACCTCGTTAGGGTCTGGAGGGAGTACAACTTTGCCTGGCTCGTCAGGGTCGATCTCTGGGACAGGCACGACAACCGTAGTCGAGATCCACTTTGATTTTTTGCTGACTGGCGCCGCTCCCACAGCTCGGATTTGGAAAGTAATGCTTGCGCCTTGGGGCTGGCCGTCGATCTCAAAGCTGGTATTTGTAGTTTCAAAATTGTTGTAATTTCCTTCCCCAATTTTGTAGCGTATTTCAAATGCAAAAGTAGCCCCATTTAATGCACGGGACCAAGTCGCTGTCATTCTGTTAGTAACAGATTGCCCAGATTTAATCTCACTAGCTGTCAAAACTAGGTTTCTAGGTGGTTCAGGCGTGTCGTTGAATGTCGTGACATCTTCAAACACCAATTCAGTGCCCGTGTCAGCGGTGTCGTAGATGCTGTCGTTGTGCTGAACACCAGTGATTGAATACGTTCCATCACCGTTATCAGTGATCGACAGGCATCTAAACTTTTGATTTTCAACGCTTGTCGTCGAAATCGCCCAAAGCGATTGAGCAAGCGGTGCAGAACTAAACGCACTCACATTGATCACAGCGCCTGAAACGCTGCTAATGCTTCTGGCCTCAACCGTTCCATTAGCCAGAGTGCAGGTCAACGTGGGGCTTGAACCTGCGGGCAACGCAATGGTTTGATCTGCTGTGATTGCGCTTGTGGTGGCGCTGCTTACCCTGCCCGCCAGACGCACGCCTTGGCGCATCTCATCAGAAACCGCAAAAACTTGACCCGGCAAAACGACAGCGCCTTGAAGCCCGGTTGAAAAGCTGATAATTTCACCGTCAAGTTCTTCAGACGCCATAAGCCATCGGCCCATCCTCTGCGCTTGAAACTTTGAGGTTGCGCCAAAGGCGATGATTTCTTTGATCTGCTTGCCGTACTTTGCGATCAAGTCAGAGTCTTCGACAACTACAAAATTAGACTTGTAAAAATTTTGGGGGTCGTTGTATCTTACGCGGATGCTAGTGCTGCGTGTTTTTAGTGATGTGCCTTCGTAGTTGAACGCTCCACCGATGACGTTGCTGTTGGTGTATAGATGGACAGGGCTGATATCTGACCCGTCAAGGTTGCCATGATCTGCAGTTGCTTGGATCGTGTTGGCACGCCAAAAAAGCATCCCACGAAAAACGCTCGCCAAGTCTTGGAGAACGCTGAAAGCCTCTGCTTGATTGCCGATTATGGTGTTGCACGCAAATCTAGGCTCTGTTGAGCCATCAGCGTTTCTGACAGTCTGATTTGCATACTGGGCCAGAGGGTAAAGATCCACCCAACTTATGTTTGACGCTTCGACAAAATCCCCAGCACCATAGCGAGTGTTGGTCAGCATGTCGTGCCAACAGCACACCGGGCATGTAGTCCACGCTTGTCTCAGGCTGCCGTTGAAAGTGCCGGAAAAACTCAAGCTCCCGTCTTTGTTGACGACAGCGTTGTGAGGGATGCTTACAATTCTTCCTTTTATTTTGTAAGACCTAGTCGGAACACTATTGAATTGTCTTGTAGATAGGGAAAGCCCAGCTACCGCAGAAAAAGGATAGGTTTTAGTCGAAGATATTCCCTCAATCAATGAGGTCCAAAACAATCTATTTGAGCGCGAACCTTCTAGTGGCGTGTTTGCGGCTAAGTCCTGAAAATTTCTAAATTTTACTTCAAAATGATCTTCACCTAAATCTATTTTTCGGAGATGGATGTTCCATGGTCCAGTGCCGTCTAGGCTTAAGCGCGGAGTCTTAAATTGATAATCACTCGTTGACACACCTGTTATGGTTTTGTCGTATTTAGTGACGAATGAACTGCCCTGCGATTGTATTTGAACAATAAATCTAACTTTGCCCCAAAAAAGTTGACCAGAGGCTAACCCCTCTTTAGCTGTCGAAAATAAGGCAGGTATTGAAAGCAGAAGTTCAACAAACTCAGATTTTGTGTCTGTTACCTGTCGAACAATTTGACCTGGCCCATAATCACGCGCCAAAACTTGGTTGTTCGCGTCTAATGTTTCAGAGTAGTTTTTCCCAACTTCTACGCCAACCTCAGTGACCGTGGACGTACCAGCTGCGCCCTGCGGCAAGCGGGTTTGCGTTTCGCCGCCAGTTCTAAAATCATAATCTACATCACTCTTTGAAAACTGACTGATCTGCGTTTCTTCGACAGCGATACCATCAGACGCGCCAACAATGCCTTGAATTGGCCCTTCACAAAGAAGGTCAATGATTTTGATAACAGAAGTGGAGTTAAGAGCCATAGGTCAATCGTACCTTTCAAATTGTTCGTAGCCGTAGCTCTGCCAAAAGAGCGTCTGCCCGGATAGTGCTCTGGCTTCAATAATTTCTACCTCCGGGTAAACCTTGTCGAGGTTGCTTGCGTCCCCATGCGACATTCTATGCATCCACTTGTACCCTTGATTAGCTAGCAACAAGCCTTGAACTGTTGCCTGAGATGAGCCGATCACTTGATCAGGCCCACCATCAAAATTTCCAATAATAGTCAAACGATAAGTGAAAAATGCGTCAACTAATGTGCTACCAGCACCGCTTACTGGCTCATGCAGTCCTTTCACCAAGCTAAAAACAAAGTCAAACTTTTCGCGTGCGCCTGATCTTTCATCTACTTGGCTACTTTTGCCACTTGAACTAGCTCCTGATGTTAAATTTATGTGCGCTCTTTTTTGTTTAACTCTACTTACGTTCCCGTTGTAATTAGTACCGGTGCGGCGAACTTCAACGCCCGAAGCACTTTGAAAACTGCCAAAGTTCAAAACCTCTCCGCCGACCAAAACGGTTCCCTGGCCTGGTTCCTTAATCGCGGTTTTCAAAGGGTCTGAATCGTCTGCAACTTCTACGGTCGCAGAGAGTAAATGGCTGCCTGATAAAACTTCGCCGTAAGCAACCGGGATGACCGCACCAACGCCCACGGTATTAGCAGCCCCGGTGTAGGCATAAGACTGCCGCCCATCAGTGCCTCTGGTTACTGATTGCGGCCCATCGGTGCTAGTGGACTCAGCTGATAAAAATCTATTGCTGGCAAACGAACCTCTCAGGTTTGGGATGACCGGCTGCGGCGCAATGATTTCGCTCACGCCGCCAAGAACCAAACTGGCGCCAATTGCACCCACAGCAGTAGCAGCTAAACCGCCAATAATTCCTGCGCCAGTTGCGCTACCAAGACCAAGGCCCAAACCAATAAAACCTCCAGCCGCTGGACCAAGAACGATTGCGGCAGCAATTAAACCAACACCCGCCAAAATTCTTCCGACGCCCCCGCCCCCACCGCTACCTGTCACAACCGGCGTCACGATCAGGTCATGGCTGCCAAGCGGCAACCCTAGATCGGGGTAATCAAGATCCGTTCCAGCCTGAATAACCCGATAACCTATGCCGTGTTCATGAGCTTCACAAAGCTCTTGCATAAATTCAGGCTTATTGATGCAAAGCAGCTTGATCGCTTCTGCCGGTGATTTCAGGTTGAAATACTCGTGTTCAGCACCGTATCGCTCACCTAAATCACCTAGCAGCCGGACGGTCTGCTGCATACCTGAAGACCGCCGAAACTCTAGAGACATAGTATCGCCCTAAAGGCTCTACCGCACTCAAAGAGTTTTGACGCTGATGCAAAATTCGCTCGTCAGGCAAAAGGACTGCCGCGTGCATCGGCTCCTTTGTCTCGCAACGCATAATCAGAACATCCCCTGGCTGCCGTTGCTCATAGCCCACAGATTGGAAGCCGATCCGTTCGGCTTGCTGCAGAAAGATGCTGTCAGACGTGTCCAAATCATCTGGCCGTGCAAAGTCAGGCAAAACGATTCCCTGCAACGCAAAGTAGTCACGCACCAACGTGAAGCAGTCAAAGACTCCGTAATCCCACTGGCGCCCTAGAAGGGATTGATAGTTGACCATTCTTGTTCCGGCATTGACCAAATGTGCCACGGGACTTTCGTCCCAGCACACGCCAGCTTGTCAGCTTCACTGGCAAAACCGCCCATCGGGTGCGAATGAACCACAGCCTCGACTTTGCCGTACAAAGCAGCTACCGCATAGTCACGCGGATTGATCACAAAATCCTGCTCAGGATCTTCTGCAATGTTGCGGCAACGCCAATAACGACCATCTACAACAACGCCGCAGGATTCAAAGGGCGCTTGCTCTGCTGCGTGGCGTTCAGCATCAAACCGAAAGTCTTGCACCTGGGAATCCTTCCTGCTCAAGAACCTGCCTGCGAGGGAGCAGCAAGTTGGTGAGATCCAGTTTGCTCGTCAGCTCAAACTCAACTAGCTCCGGGTTTTCGTTTGCAACGCGGTCAATGTACCAGGTCTCATCTTCAAACTTTGCTGTTGGGTCTGCTGTTGGGTTTGTTGTGCTGAAATTAACGCTGTCAAGAAATTTGCGGCAAGTCCTGATCCGTTTCACCTCTGCTTGCAATGGCTTGTATAAAACAAGCAAGGCTGAAATCGCATTGTTTGCGTTGGCAATTTTCATTGACGGGCGAGGCAAGGTGCCTTTCGTTGTCACTTCAAACCCATCCACCTCGATTGGGTATGCCGTATAAGTAACACCATTAAAAACAATGTTTTCGCTCAGCTCATTTGTGCCCGCGTGATAGTAAAAAGTAGTGTCAATACCGTTCACCGCCTCAGTCAATTTAAGCTCAAACAACTCAATGATCGCAGATGGTTCAAGCGATTGAATCTCTGTTTGAATTGACGTAGGCGTGCTCATGCCTCAAACACCTCATCAAATGTTGCCGTAATCGTAGCCCGGTTCAGATAAGGCATTGTTTTTTCCCACTGGCGGCAGATGAATTTCATGCTGCTTGATTCGCCGGGTGGGGTGAAGTCGAAGTTTTCCACGCCGCCGCGAGCATCTAAGAATGTCTCGATCGTGTCGGCATCAGTCTCAGACACCACAAAGGTCAGGTCAAATGTCTTGGGGTTTTGATTCAACCCAAACGTGGTGCGCTGTGAATAGCCACTGCCAAACTGCGCGATCCGCACATTTGGTTCGCTGCGCTTTGTTGTGCCGTATGTGGGCGTGATTGATGGGAAAGTAGCCATTAGCTTGCGAGCAATCCTCCGGGTCGTTTTTGCTTGACTAGCTCAGCCTGTACGGCTGCACCAATAGCAGCGCCAAGGCGCTTGCCGTTTTGATTATCGCCTTGGGCGTTGGTGTTGTTGGCGTCGACGTTCACAACAATGCTAGTCGCCCCCATCGAGCTATTCGGCGCAATGCTGCCGGTTCTTCCTGGCGTGAACAGCTCAGGGCCACGCTCCCCGACCACAAAGGATCGCCCGCCAGTGACCGTGCCACCGCTAGCCCTGAACCCGCCAAATAACTTGCCGAAGAATCCCTGGCCGCCGCCAAGGCTGCCCAGTAGTGACTGCACGCCAAATTTCAGCAGTATTTGTGAAAGGCTTCTCAAGGTGTCTGATGCAACCTCAGCAAGCGACTTGGTGCCCTCAACAGCAGCAGTAAGAGAATCAACAATCCCGCTTGAAATAGTCTCCCCGATGGATTTGTAGAGGGAGTTCATTTTTTCCGCTTGCTTCTGAATCTGCGCGTCAATCATTGCCCCTTGCTCAAAAATTGCCTTCATGCCGTCTAAGTTCACCTTGTTATTTTCGGCTGCTTGTGCAATCTTTTTGCTCATAATTGCTGCCACGTTTTCCAAGTGATCATTTTCAGCCTTTTCAATTGCACGCGCTTCTTTCATTGGTGGCAGTTGAGCTTCGACAATTCTTTGAAATTCAATTTCTCTTTTTATGCGTGATTTGGCAATTTCATCGGTTGAAAATCTCAATGCTTGTTGCTTTTCCAACAAAGCGTTCATTTCAACGGTTAAATCTTTCTGCTGCGTCAAAGTTTTTACCCTGCCAGCTCCAGTGCCTGAGCCGCCGCCGAATCCGCCAGTTGTTAGTGGAGGCAGCGTCGGCACCGTGGTGTCAACCTGGGGTAGATTTACAGCATCCATTTCCGCCAATCTGTCTTGCATCAAACGCAAAAGAATGTCTCTACGATTGCCGCCCATTTTTGCGAGCTGAGTAGATGCTTCCTGCATCCCTTTTAAGCCTCTGCCGCCAACGCCGGTTCCTTCAAAAAGCTCCGCCGCTCCTTGAACATTAAAAGGCAACCTGCCGGCTTGAATTGCTTTCCGCGCAGACGCTGCCCCTGGGTTTGTCATCGCAAACATGACGTCATTGATTTGCGTCAGAGCATTATTTGTTAGATCGAAAATCTTTTTCAACATTGGCGCTAAAAGAGCGCCAAGAGCTTGTGCAATCCTCTGAACATTGTCTACAAGTGTGCTCAATTTGCCAGACAACGTGTCTGACTGAGAGATAGCACCATCGGCATACATGCCGCCAGTGTCAGTTAATTTCTTCAGCGCAAACTCTGCTGCCTCAGCACTTATCTGTCCTTTCTGTAGCGCCTTGCTAAATTCTTCCCCGGTTAAATTGTATTCTGCTTTTAGAACTCCGGCCAAATCAACACCACGCTCTTGCAACTGCAGCAACTCTTCCGTTTGCAACTTACCCTTCGCTTGGATTTGGCCAAACGCTGTCGTGATGCCGCCAAGGTCTGCGCCTGTTGCTCCTGCGACGTCCCCCAAGCGCTTTGTAATATCCACCAAGCTTTCGGTTTCAACACCAAAAGCCTTAAGACGTTTAGCCGTATCAATTAACTCAGTGCTAGTAAATGGCGTAACTGCGCCAAAATCTTGCAGCTCTCCGATGATTCCTTTCGCCGTGTCTAAGGACCCGGTTAAGACCTGCAAGCTCCTAGTTTGCTTCTCAAGTTCCGCCGTATTAGCAAAAACAAATTTTGCCGCTCCAGCCAAAGCTGCCGCAGTGACAAAACCTTTGACAGCACCTGTTAATCCTTGAATATCGCCCGCAGCTTTCTTTGCACTCTTGCCTTGTGCCTGAAAACTCCCTTTGCTATCCCTCAAGCGTTGATTCATGCCTTTAGTGGCACTATCAAGCTTTGTCGTTGCGTCCTTAACCCGTTTCAAAGGGTTGATGGCATTTGAGGCGTCAACGATTAGCTCAATGGAAGACCTAGCCACAACCGCCTCAGCACTGCCCCAATCTTACCGCTGCTTCATTTTTGCGCGATCCATTGCTTTCTCCTGCTCTTCGTTCTTGATCTCGTAAAACGCAGCAAAATGAACAAGCTCCGCATCGGTCAACTCCGTGCGAAGCCTGCTGACTGTCATGCCAAGCTCGCAGGCCAGGTGAAACTCAAAAAGAGTCCACTTGTCCTGCTTCAGTCGTTTTTTGCATCATCAAGGTCAGATTCCTCGCCAAGCCCGAACAAGAACAGCTCAACCTCATTCAGTACCGACTCCGGCAGTTTGCGTTGCAGCTTTTCTACGTCTGCAGCGGCGAAAGCCTTTGTGCCATCCTCTAGCTCTGCCATTTGACAAAGCATTTGCGTGCTTATGTCCAGTGCAGCATCAGTCCCTGACAGGCTTTGGGCTTTTTTGCGGTCAGAGCGGGTGATTGGCTTGAAGTACAAATCAACAACCTTGTCGCCCTTTTCGTTTTTCAACTCAAATTTGCGGCGCTGGTTGAGATCAAACGCCCCAACCAGCAAGTCAACTGTCCGTTCAGTAGCAGGCATTTAAGCAACACATTTGCCGCTTAAATATAGCCTCCTCACTCCAGGTTGGAAGTGAT